AAAATTCCATTGACAATATTGCCGATATTAATCATAAGCCCGCTAAAGAATCCGCTGATTGCATCTGTTATTTCTTTGGCCTTGTCTTTCCACTCATCAAGCTTGGATTTAACATCATCAATCTTTTCCTTGACTTTCTCTATGATCTCATGAATTTTTTGGCGAAGACCGTTGAAGAATTCTTTGATATTTTTGATTTTTTCATCTACCGTTTCTTTGAGATTATTTAACTTAACCTTGAATCCTTCGATTCTAGCGGAAATTCCTTCAATAACCTCAAGAGCCTTGGTTTTTAAATCTTCAATATATCCCTTATATTCTTCAACTTTCCCTTTCGCTGCTTCTACAATTTCATTCCATGCATCTTTATACTCATTCCACTTATCAATAAGTGGCTGAATAGCATGTTCATTAATCCAAGCAGTGATCTCATCCCAATATGTGGCAAGCAAAAGAAGTCCTGCTATCACGGTCAAAATCGGATGATTCAATGCAAATAGTACAAGACCGGCAATAGCTAAAACTTCAATAAACCCAAGAACAACTTTTTCAACACCGTCAAGACTGTTGATAAATTCCTCCCAAGAATCCGCTTCTTTTACTTTCTTCGCCAAACTTTCAAACGTTTGACTAAGCCAGTCAATTACAGAAACGAATTTTTCTCCAATCCATTCCGCAACCGGCTTCATATAATTATCCCAAAGGTCTTTAAACACAGGGCCAACTTTTTTTAGCACTTCATTCAAAAGGCTAAAGGCAGATGCCAAAAGTCTAACCATTGATGGTGCAGCTTTCTCAATCGTCCACTTTGCAAGCGGCAGAAGCACGTTCTTATAAGCCCAGAACAGTGCCTGATCAACGATCCCGACAAAATCCATTACTGCATTCTTCAACTTTCCCCAAGCCTGAATCATTGGAGTAAAGTCAAGTTGCGCAAACCATTTCTTTGTTTCGGTTACATACTTCTCAAGAAATCCAAGATCGATATCGACAGGAGCAAGTTCCCAGTTCCCAATATCAGAACCGGCTCCGCCACCTCCACCGCCAGTATCAGTCTGGTCATTCAAGCGGTTAATCTCATCAAAGCCCATGAGCTGGTTTTTCCATTCTTTTGCAGCCTTGGCAGCACCACCGGCAGCAGCCGTCCACTCTTTGGTAGATTGTGTTGCCTTGTGATAAACGCTTCTTCCGCCAAGAAGAGCAAACAACTGTGCAAGCGCATCTGCGGCTCTTGTCACAAGCCTGATAATGGCTTCAACAATCGGCTGAATGGTCGCAATCAGTTCGCCAAGCGCAGCACCCATCTGGTTCTTCATCTGAAGTCCTGCACCGCTGATGGCATCAAGAGAACGTGCGATGGCACTGTCTACGGTCTTGCTGTACTGATAGACATTCTTAAGCCCTTCCGTAAATGCAGAAGTAATGTCCTTAATGACAGTACGAAGCATCCGATAAAGCGCAATCCTGCCAAGCGCACGACCAAGCTTGCCAAGAACACCTTCTGCACTCTTCGAAGCAGTGCTGAGTTTCTTCAGGGATGCCGTCATGCGAGTCATACTGGCCGCACCGACATCACCCTGCCGTTTGATATTAAATATGAGGTTTTCAACTACCATTGGTCATCGCCTCAACTTTTTTCACCTTCATCTCTTCCTGACGTTTCTGCTCTCTGCGCTCCAGCCTTCCGGTCAGAGACATAAGACTTGCCTTGAAGGACTCCAGTGTCTTCTTCTGTTCTTCTTCTTTCTCCGTTTCCGACAATTCGGTAATACGAATAGGTTTTTCTATATATTTTTGCTTCTGCTGCCCTTTCCCTGGAAACGCATTGCTTATCGCAACTCTGACAGCATCACACACATAAAGCCCCTGAAGCCACAGTTCCTGATTTTTTTCTTCCAGGCGGATTTTGTGAGCTTCCAATTCAAACTTCAGCCGTGTATAATCTCCGTTCCAGAAATCATCATACGGCACACCAATTGCCATATAATAAGCACATGACTTATCAAGCATGTCACCGAACGGAGTTTCGCTTTCCGCTTTCGGAGTTTCAGTAATCGGAAGATAACCTGGTAGACCGATCAGGTCATCTTCCAGCCCACGTTTCCCTCTTTGCCACGACCGGACAGTTCATCAACCGCTTCAGAAAGCATAACAGACAAAGCTTCCTGAAGTGCATCTACTTCATTGCCGTCATCGTCATACTCAACTTCCGCATCATCCGCAGTACGCTTTAGCGCACGATAGATCTCATTGGTTTCCTTCCGTGTAACAGTTGGATGATTTGCCAAAAAAGCTCCCCAGAAGATCGTTTCCGTTGCAGTGAAGATCATCTCATCGAGCTTTGCGAACTTTACTCCTGCTTTCTCCATCTTTTTTAGAGATTGCGCAGTGAACTCAAGCTTGTAATGCCTTCCTGCATAATCGAACTCAATGCAGCTTCGTTTGCTTTTCATTATTAATCTCTCTTTCTATGAAAATAGGGACGGCGTTCTAAGCCGCCCCGTTAATCATTTTGATTGGATCAGGTCGATTTTGCTGCCCAACCAGCATACTGGTTTTCAATAAGCTGTACCGCACCCTGAACAGCCTGTGCAGACTCCACATCAGGGAACCGCATCTCGCACGGTTCAGCTCGGAAGAATACACTCTGCGTATCACCAGGAAGGGTGATTTCCCACCACATTCCCTTTCCTCCGGTCAGGGCTGCATATGCAGTTACAATCGCATTCCAGTCCGTTCTGGAAGTCGGGTTGATATTGCAGTTGAACTGGATGTTTCCGTCATTGTTCTGCAAGCCCTTGATGTAACGATGTCGAGAGGTTTCCGCCAGCGGAGTCACGTCATACTGTTCAAACTCGGCTCCAAGGCCGCTGATTCCGGTTACATACTCCGCAATCTTCAGCGTTGTACTGGCAGCCTGTTCCAGATACCCTGTCGTGGGCCTGACGCCGGCGGATGCTTCTACGGCATATTTGATTGTGATTCCGGCCGTGCTGATTTCTCCAGCCATTTATTTATCCCTCCATTTTTTGTCTTCCACTTCGTCAAATTCCTGTTTTCTGCTCTTTTTTAGCGGAAGATCCCATGTAAGGTCCGCAAAGCAATGCGGACAATGTTTTTTGTCATAATCATCAGGAATCTGTTTTCCGCAAAAAGTACAAGTTGTCATATTATTCTCCTTTCTATGGCTCTGTTGTATTACTTTCCGACATATAGGGAGAATCAGAAATAGTTTCCGCACTCCCGATAATCCGCCGGAACGTTGCGGTTAAACGATAGATTCCACGATCTCCGTCTTCCAACAGATTCACAGCGGTATTGATATAATAGATTTGCTTGAAAGCCGTGATGACACAATCCATAATCTCATGCGCATAAGTCGGCTCTGAATTCTCCAGTGCTGTCTGCACCTGCACTTCGAACGTGCTGTACCATACACCCTGTTCGCCGGAGAAAGTTACATTCCCTTCTCTGCTGTACCATCCGATCTGACGAATGCATACAGACGGGAACCTCGGCACGACAGGCTCAAACGCTCCGCTGACATAAGCTGTAGGATAATCGCGCAGAACGGCTCGGTTCACATAGTCATAAACGTTAATCATATTGCTTGTACTCATGAGCCGAACGCCTCCCGTGCTGTCGAATGGATGTTTTCTATTACTGCCTCATATGCACGTTCCATACCATTTCTTGGTTGAATGGCAGTGTACTTTACTCCGCCGAAGATCCAGTAGCCAAGTTTCACATACTGCTGCGCATGTTCCTTTGACCACGATCCAGGCACTACATCAAACGGCATCATGCTTGCATAGCGGTTTCCACTGTTGGTAGCATCACCGGCTCCGAACTCCAGAAATGCAATCGCATCTCCATCCGCTATAATTGCCATTCCGTTCTCAATCGGTTCAACTGTAACAGAAATTGCACCGCCATATGCACCCTGCGCTGCTTCTTTGCCAATCTCTGCAAGCCGTTCAAGGAACTTCGTCACGTTCTCTTCAAACTTTCTTGATCGTTCTCTGAGAATCCGGTTCGCTCTTATCACGCTGAACGAGTTAAACGGATCAAGGTCAACGTAAGTTGTTGCCATTAGAACCGCCCCTTTGTTCAACACCCTTCTTTAAGATCGCAATCTTCGTTTCGTTCATGCTTTTGAAAATTCCGGTCACGACATAGTTGCTGACAAGATCTGTCAGGTCACTGTTCTCATTCAAACCTTCATAAATCCAAAGCACGGATTCTTCGGTAATCGGGCAGCCATCTCCGTTAATGTAGATGACATGTGTGTATCTGGTATCTTTTCCGAACGGTTCCGTTCTTGCAACGCCATTTGCAGGGGAAATATTAGCCCGATAAAACACCGGAGTGCTGTATTGTTTAACTTTTCCTCCGGTTTTCTTGAATTCCGCATTCAAAGCGTCAGCTTCTCCCTCAAACAAAGCGTAGAAAAAGCCGGTTTTGTTTCGTTCAAGACCTCTCATCCGATCACCTTGCCGAAAGGCGTTACCTCCGAAAGCAGTTGCTCAGAAATCCACGAAGACTCATAAGCACGGTCAATTCCGTTTTCCTTATGAGAGGTTTCGCCTTCCGCGCCCTGCTTGTTATAAAGGTCCAGTGCAATCCGAAACTGAAGATCCTGCCATCTCGGTTCCAGCTCAACATTCCCAAATTCGTCTTCAGGATACTCTTTGAGAGGATAACGGCGGCCAAGAATCGCATACTTTGCCGTTTCTAAGAGATCGCAGAGGATCACATCGCTCGTTTCCCCTGTTCTTAGCCTCAATCTTTCAAGTACGTCCATTTGTCCGCCGCCCCTTTCTCAAAATATTTTTTAAATTCAGGGAGAGGATCTACCCCCCCCCCTTTTACGTTAGGAAGCCTTGTAAATACGAACCGCCTTCGTAGCGTTGTACAGATAGGCAACAAAGTGCTTGCTGGCAGAGAACTTGTTCACGAAGGAATAAATGTCGCGATCAGTCTCGATCAGCGTATCACGCTTCAGGAAGATACGAAGCGCACCAGGTTTCACCAGATAGATGTCACCTGCACCGGCTCCAGTGGTCTTCAGCTTATTGCTGACCATGACCTGGCAGCCCTGGAACTCGCCGACCACGCCGCGAACGGCAATACCGGCAGCAATTTCAGAAGCAGGAACCCAAGCATTTGCACCGGATACTGTGCGCATCTCCTGATACACAGCAGGGCTGACAAGAGCAACGGTCGGGCCTTCCTCGATGTCTTCACCGAACAGGGTAAGACCAGAGATAATGTCAACAGCGGCAGGATATGTCGTATTGTTCGTGGTAGACATTGCCATATCACCAGTGATGCCATGCAGGATGGACAGCATCTCGTTGTCAACTGCGGAAGCAATAGCAAGAGCAAGCTGCTGGGTAGCTTCGCCAATCGGATCGCCATAGCCGCTCAGGACTGCTTCATCCGTCAGCTCAATGCCCTTTGCAACCTTGTGGATAGTTGTGCTGACTTTGCCAGCGGAGAGCAGAGACGGGGTGAGGGACGTGCCTTCAGCAAGAGTTGCGGCATCGCC